GATGATTGGTATAACGGTGATGGAGGTGAGATATTTGAATAATGAAGTGGTTTGTAATGATATTCTTTTTAACGTACCATCAAGACGGTACAAGGGATACGTTTGTGTTTACTAATCCTACCTTTGATGACAGAGCTACTTGTATGGCTACGTTAAACAACAGAGATGAAATAGCAAAGTACGTTATGGGATTAGTGGATGCCTACAACGGTATGATACCTGGCCCTATTGAGTTGGTTAACTGTATAAACCAAGAACAGTTTGACGAACTTGAAAGGTTAAGAAACGAAAGGGAGGGTAAGATTGACACCTAGAGAGATAGCACAGAAGGAAGCAGAGAAAACTTATGCTTTGTTTCTTGATAAAAGCAAGAAGGTTGTTATAGTCTGCATCATAGCATTAATATTTATAGCTTGGTTTAGTGATTACGATACACCAACGAGGTATAATGGAGAAGTGTATGATCCAAAAATATAAAAAAGATATACGCCCTATGACTGACGAAGAGAGACAGAGAGCGATAGAGAAGAGTGAGAGGAACAATGGAGTTAGCACTGATAAGAACACTGATGGACAAGGAGTTCTACGAGAACAACAAAGGGATCAGGACACCTGACAACCTGTTCAGTAAAGACTTGCGTGGTATCAAGAGAACGTTAGACTACGCTATGGATACATACGAGAGGAGCATAACACCAGCAGAACTGGAAGGACTATTCTTTACGCACAACGTCTTGACTACAGCTAACAAGGATTCGTACAGAGAGTTGTTCAAAAAGATAAACAGATCACAACCTATGTCTTCTGACATTGCACAAGAAGTTATGGGTAATATGTTTCAGAAGTTAGTAGGAGAGGAGATAGCTAACTTAGGTGTCAAGTACGTCAACGGTGCAGAGAATACCTTGGAGCCTGTGCGTAAGATTATAGAAGACTATCAGGATGACTTCATGCCTAACTTGAAGATTGATTGGGGAGATATATCTATTGATACTTTACTAGAGAAAGCTGACATCCAAGCTAAGTGGAAGTTTAACATACCAACACTTCAAAGACGCATAGAAGGTGTGTCAGGTGGACATTTAGTTTTGGTAGGTGCAAGGCCAAATACAGGCAAGACATCCTTCCATGCTTCAATCATAGCCTCTGAGGGTGGGTTTGCTAGGCAGGGTGCTAAGTGCATAGTTTTATGTAACGAGGAGTCCTATGATCGTGTAGGTGCAAGGTATCTAAGTGCAGCATCCAATATGTCTATGGATGAAGTCAAAGGTAACTACGCACTAGCTGCAACTAGGTACAAACCTGTGCATGATAATATCAAGATCAAGGATAGCACAGGTAAAGACATGCGCTGGGTTGAGGCTGTAGTAAAAGCATACCAGCCTGACATCTTAGTGCTAGACATGGGCGATAAGTTTGCCAGTAAAGGTAGTGCAGACTCTCATGTGTACCTCAAGGACGCAGCGATACACGCACGTAACATAGCGAAGCAGTATGACTGTGCTATCATATGGATGTCACAACTGTCTGCTGATGCTGAAGGTAAAGTCTATGTAGATCAATCTATGATGGAGGGTAGCAAGACAGGTAAGGCTGCAGAGTGTGACTTGATGGTGTTGATTTCTAAGAACCCACAAGTAGAGGGTCAAGATGAACAAGACCCACAACGACACTTGAACATAGCTAAAAACAAACTACGTGGTGGTTGGCATGGTGTTGTACACTGTGAGTTAGACGGTGATAGATCAAGGTACACGGTATGAGAAGAGTTCTTGACGTAGAAAACTCTATCACTTTACGTGATGGCAAGATACACAACGATCCTTTTGAGCCTAGCAATACGCTCACACAGGTAGGTGTACTGTGCCTAGACACACAACAGAAGTCTCTGCTTTGCTTTGACCATCAAGAAAGGAACGACTCACAGGACAACAAGTGCAAACTACAGAGGTGGCTTGACTCTACAACGCTACTGATAGGACACAACCTGCAGTACGACTTGTCATGGCTGTGGGCTAGTGGGTTTACTTATGATGGTGACATATACGATACGATGCTGGCTGAGTATCTACTGCAGCGTGGACAGAAAGAACCACTAAGCTTAGAGCAATGCGCCCAGCGCAGACAGTTAGAGTACCAGAAGGATGACACACTCAAGTCCTACTACAAGAAAGGATACAACACAAATGAAATACCTTTGGGTGAACTTAGCCATTATCTGTCTTGCGATTTGTTTAGTACTGGTGAGTTGTACAAAGCCATTGAAACAGACTATGAAGACCCTGCCTCAACTTCCTTACATAAAGTCAGAGACATTACCTTCCGTACCTGCAAATCCCTCGCAAGAATGTACATGCGTGGATTCAGGGTGGATACTACCGCCCTCGAACATGTCCGTAATGAGTTCCAACGAGAGCGTAACGAAATCGAATACAGGCTGCAAAAAAAGGTGCGAGAACTAATGGGTGACACTCCCATAAATTTAAACTCTCCAGAGCAACTGTCGCAAGTAATCTTTGGTAGGAGAGTACACAACAAAAAAGAGTGGGCTGACTTGTTTGAACACGTAAGCACACCAGAGGAGTTTAAAAACACCGTAGAAAAAAACAGTGACATGATACTCAAGACATACGCTGTTATATGTTCTAGCTGTACAGGTAAGGGGAAAGTGTTTAAAGTAAGGAAGGATGGCACAAAGTACGCCAAACCTACTAAATGTAAGGAGTGTGACGGTAAAGGCTATCACTTACGAGAACTATCTCACGCTGCAGGACTACAGTTTAGAGCACCTAACAAGTCTTGGATTAGTGCTAACGGTTTTAGTACAGGTAAAGACAGATTAGATATGATCAATCACGTTGCAAAGAAAGGAGAACTAAAAGATGCAGAAGAGTTCATTACAGGTGTTAAAAGGTTGTCTGCTGTTAGTAGCTATCTCAGTAGTTTTGTGGATGGTATTTCCACCTACACTAAACAAGACGGACTCCTCCATGTCGGTCTTACCCAGCACATCACCAGTACAGGTAGATTTTCTGGACGAAAGCCCAACATGCAAAACATGCCAAGAGGAGGAACCTTCCCTGTAAAACGTGTGTTTATCTCTAGGTGGGCTGACGGTCACATCTTGGAAGCTGACTTTGCACAGCTTGAGTTTCGCACAGCAGCGTTCCTTGCACAAGACGAAACAGCTATGCAAGAGATTGACACAGGGTTTGATGTACACAGCTACACAGCCAAAGTTATCTCTGATGCAGGTCAACATACAACTAGGCAAGAAGCCAAAGCTCACACCTTTGCACCTCTCTTTGGGGCAACAGGGTACGGTAGAAGCAACGCAGAGGCAGCGTACTACAAGCACTTCGTAGAGAAGTACAAAGGCATAGCTAGGTGGCACAAGGATTTAGGTAACGAGGCGTTACGCTTTCAAAAGATAACTAACGTAAGTGGTAGGCAATATGCTTTCCCTGACGTTACACGTAGAGCAAATGGTAGTGTGTCTCACTTCACTATGATAAAGAACTATCCAGTGCAAGGCTTCGCTACAGGTGATGTAGTTCCGCTTGTCTTGATAGAGCTAGACGCCAGGTTAGAAAAGATGCAGTCAGGCATAGTTAACAGTGTGCATGATTCTGTGGTAGTAGATGTTCACCCTAACGAAAAGGAGTACGTACTTGCAACGATAGACACATTGAATGATGATCTTAATGAATTAGTAGAGGAAGCATACGATATAAAAATGAACGTGCCTTTGTTATTAGAAGCCAAAATAGGTAAGAATTGGCTTGACATCAAGGACGTTTAGTGGTATAACTAAGACTCTTTTAATATTGAAAGGAAAACAATATGAGTATGGAAGTTGCACTTAGCGTAGACAATATGAACCTAGCTGATGCTATGGGTTTCTCAGCGTCTACGGCAAGTAGCAGTGGTAGTAACTCTAATTTACACAGAGTTACAGTAACTGTCATACAGGAGGTACACTCAGATACTAAAAAGATAGTATCATCTCCTGTATTTAAAATTAAGAAGGGTGAAGATTACTTCTACTCTCGTGAGATAGAGGTGCGTCTATTTGCAGAGCGTCAACGCTGGCAAAGATGGGATAGCGACAACAACACGTTTCAAAAAACTGTTATGTCTACTAACCTAAATACAGACTTGAAGGATACTCTAGGTACATTTAATTTAGGTAGACCTACAGGTTACATTAAAGACTTCAATGGTCTGCCTGAGACTACAAAAGACATTATCCGTAGTGTCAATCGTGTTAAAGTTTACATGGGTATGGTGCGTGTGTCTGAACCTTTCTATGAAGGTGGCACTCCTGTAGAAGACTACGAAAGTGAAGTACCTTTTATAGCTGACGTTAAGAACCGTGAAAGCTTGAAGTCTATTGATGGTGTTGTTAGTAAGCTGATGAACAAACGTATATCACCAGTAGAGCACACTATTACTTTAACAGGTGACGTTAGAGCTATGCCTAATGGTAACAAGTACGCAGTTATCCAAGCTTCTCTCAACGAGTTGTCTAGTATCAATGAAGGTGATAACGAAGTACTACAAAACTTTGTTAGCTACGTAGAGAATCAGAACACATCTATCTTAGGTATATGGGATGAAAAACATGTAGATAAACTTGATGGAGAATCCTCTAAGATTGTATCTAATATTGTAGACTTGGAGGACTTTGAGTAATGCAACACCCTGCTGAACTGTCTGTACATTCTTACCTGAGAAAATCTATTGACGGTAAGGCAGGGATGTCACAGGAAGTTATTGACAAAGTAGCTGAAGATATTAAAGAAGCCCTACATAAACAGTTTAACTCTGAGAAACGAAAGTTCAAAGTTAGGATGTCAAATGTAGGGCGTCCTAAGTGTCAGCTATGGTTTGATAAGAACAACCCTGATAAAGCAGAGCCTTTACCAGTATCATTTAAGATCAACATGGTAATAGGTGATATAGTCGAGGCTGTGTTTAAAGGGTTGCTCAGATCATCAGGCAC